CACAATCTTCGGCAGATTGAGTTGGGCATAGGGGGTTCTTATATGCTAGGATATAACCATGAACCGACTTCCACCAGAATTACACCTAGTTCACGGGACGCAAGCCGCCCATAAAGCCAAAGGTTTGCCTGAGGCTGTCCGGTCTCGAGTTCCCAAGGCCGCATGGCTTGATAACCCTGACGCATGGGACAGGGATGTCTTTGTCCAAGAAACGTCTGACTTTCTTTGGGAAACTTACGGGATTGGCTCAAACCAAGACCAACACGTTTTGGCGGCGCTTGCCAATCAAATGGAAATCTACATCAAGTGCATGAAAGGTGTTGCCAAAGGCGGCATCGTGACTACATTTAACAACGGCGCTACTGTTGGGCCAAACCCTTATTTGTCAGCGGGTGACAAAGCATTGGCTCGTGCGGTTGTTTTGATGAACGAATTGGGCCTTACTCCTCGCGGACGACTTGCGACTAATAAGCAAGAGGGCGGCAAATATTCTAAATTGTTGGCTGGACCATGAATTATGAAGATGGCATCATGTATGCCGTGCAAGTGGCAAGGGGTGAAATTGCGGTTTGTCGGAACATCCGATTGGCTTGCCAACGATTCCTTGACCAATTAGAAAACAAGACATGGGCGTACGAATTCCACGTTAAATATGTGGAACACGTCTTGGAATTTATTTCCACGTTGAGGCACACCAAAGGCCCAGACGCTGGAAAGCCTTTAACGCTCGAGCCGTTCCAAATCTTTGCCATGTGCGCCATTTATGGGTTTAGGTCCAAAAAAGACCCAACCAAACGAATGGTCACGGATGTTATTATTTTTATTCCTCGCAAAGCGGGTAAATCAACATTGACAGCGGCAATTGCGTTGTATGAATTGGCTTTTGGCGAAGCGGGTTCTGAGGTTTATTCGCTGGCAACAACTCGTGACCAAGCGTCTATTGTGTTTCAAGCGGCATCCGGGTTTATTGATGCCATGCCCCCGGATGTGGCTGCGTTGTACACGACAAGTCGTCACAACATCATGAAATCGGGTGACACGCAATCAATGTTTAAGGCATTGTCGCGGGATGCCAAAAAAACGGGTGATGGTATGAACCCATCCTGCGCCATCATTGACGAAGCGGCGCAAATCGTTGATCGCAATGCCATTGAGGTGTTGCACTCGGGTATGGTTGCTCGGCAAAACCCGCTGCGGATTTACATTACGACTGCCAGTTTTACCAAAGAAACAAAGTTCTATGAAGACATGACAATGCTTCAAACTATGTTGACAGGCGAAGCAAACGATAACCCCCGATGGTTTGGATTGTTGTATAGCCTTGATCCCGGTGATGATTGGCGCGACCCATCAACATGGGCTAAAGCTAACCCGATGCACGGCATTTCAATCTTTGAAGAAGCTATTGCTCAACGTGCTGAAGAAGCAAAACATAAGCCAGCGGCGCTTAACGAGTTTCTTTGCAAAACATTAAACATCTATGTGTCGGCAAATTCCGCATGGGTGGACAGGGCTTATTGGGATGATGACAAGTGCAAAATTGTGGAAGAACGTCAGCCAGAAGCCGTGTTTATGGGCTTTGACTTGGCGGCAACGCGAGATTTGAACGCTGTTTGCACTTTGAAAAGATATGGGAATGATGATTACGAAGCGGAATTTAAATTCTTTCTTCCCGCTGATGGCTTTGATTTGATTCCCAAGCATTACGGCGACATTTTCCGAGTTGCCAAAAATTCAGGCATTTTGCACATCACCGAAGGCAACGTAATGGATGACCGCGAAATTAGCGATTACATCATCCAACAATGCGCCAAATACGATGTAAAAGAAATTGGTTTTGACGCTTATAACGCAGCAAGCCTTGTTGCTCGACTCAATGATGCTGGTTTGCCCGTCAAAAAAGTGGGTCAAGGCATGGCTGTGTTGAGCAATCCAAGCAAACACGTTGAGAAGTTGCTAATGGGGTATGCAATCAAACATGATGGCAATCCTTTTGTCGGATGGCAATTAGGCAACTGCGAAGTTTACGAAGATGTCAATGGAAACATCAAGATTCGCAAGAACGAAGCTGACAAATCAGCAAAGGTTGATGGTATTATCAGTTTAATCATTGCCATGCACTGTTCTCTGGACAATGCAACGCAATCCGGATTCGGTTTCCGCACTTTTTGAGGTGAAACATGGCAATTTTTGATATTTTCAAACGAAAATCCAATCAATCTGAGAGCAATACATTGTTTGGCCAAACGGCTTTGGGCAACAATATTGTGTATCAGGGCAGTGATAAACGCGCTGGTGTTAACACTCAAATCTTGTATGTGACCACCGCCAGCACAACAACTGCTGGTCGTCCTGTTGATATGTCTGTGTTGACGCGAAACAGCACAATTATGTCTTGCGTTGCGGTAAAAGCCCGTGCATTGGCTCAATTGCCAATCAAAATTTGTTGTGAAATGGTTGACGGAAAAAACGTTGACGCTGTGCGTGGCGAGGGTGTTGGTGCGCGAGACAAGGCAAAAGCCCGTCAAATTGCCAAATTGTTGGGCAATCCAAACAACTTCCAGAGCAAGTATGAATTCTGGTATCAATGGCTGATGTGGTACGAATTGTCTGGTGAAGCCTTTACCTTGTGGTGGAGAAAAGACCAAAACAGTTCAACTGAAACTCCGTTGGAAATGTATGTGTTGGATTCAACGCTGATTGCGGTGAACATCACGCCTACCCGTTATCCGACATTCCGCTTGTCTACGCCTTCTTATGGCTTCAACAAAGATCATGAGTTTAAATATTTCCAAGTGATGCACACAAAGGAAATGGCGTGGCAAGGTTCGGCTGGTTTCAACAAAGCAATTCTGGCAACTGAATTGGTTGGTCTTGACCAAGACATTGACCTTTACGCCAACTTTGTCATGCAAAACGGCGCAAAGCCTAGCGGGATGTTTGTTACCGATCAAGTTATTCCTGATGGCAAATACAAAGAGATTGCTGCTCGTTTGAAAGAAGCGTGGAACAACATGACGGGTAGCAAGAACAGCGACCCAAGCAAACCGGGCCAAGGTATGTTGCTTGATCAAGGCATGAAGTATCAAAAACTGGAAATGCTGACGTTGCAAGACACGGATGCGGCGGCTTTGAAAATGCAGACGATGCGCCGTATTTGCGGTTTGTTTGGTGTGCCGCCTTCTATGATTGGTATTCATGATGGCAAATTTAACAACAGCCAAACGGCTTTGGATGAATTTTACAAAACCACCATGTACCCAACAATTGTCAATATTCAGCAAAAATTGACACAACATCTGCTTGAAGGTTATCCTTCTTTGTGCATTGAATTTGACACCAAGGATTTCTTGAAAGGTGCGCCTTTGGATCAGATGAATTTTGCTACATCCGGTGTTTCTGGTGGCATTATGACTCCTAATGAAGCTCGGAATTACATGAATATGCCGTCTGTTGAAGGCGGGGATGAATTGGTTAAAAGCGACAAATCAGCAGAGCCAATTCCCGGTTCGAGCGCACAAGACACGGGCGGCGGCGGTGGCAATCAGACCAGAAAAATGAACATTGGCAAAACCTGATTAAAAAATGTATACTGATACACAATATCTGGTAGCATTAGCCAAACAGGTTAGTCGACCAACAAAACAGTTGCCCGTACTTTTGGGGCGACCCCCTAAAATACAGGACAATAACCAATCCATTGCTTTAGGGGCAATCAATGAAGACACTGAATCTAATCTGCGAAGCCAAGCTGAACTTGAACGAAAAAGCCAAAAACGGCGAACCGTCTGGTCAGATTGAGGCTTGCATTACAACCTTTGGCCCCCGTGAAGGCGCTGATGGTCGTAAATTCTTTTACAAGCCAGAAGGCTTTATGCAATGGGCCAAAGAGTTTGCCGAAATGGGCCGACCACTTCCCATGTACGTCAACCATAATGCTGATGCCATTCCTGTGGGTGAGTGGACAATGATTGAAATGGATGACAAGGGCATGAATGCAACTGGTCGTTTGTATCTCAACACCAGTGCTGGTAAAGACCTGTATCAAGTCATGAAAGAAAGCCCCAATATGTTTGGCGGTGTTTCTGTCGGCGCTTACGCTGAAGAATATCAGTGGGTAACAGCAGATGGCGAATCAATGGACAACGGAATTGATGACCCTTATGAAGCTGGTTACTTCCAGATCACCAAAGGTGGTTTGCGTGAAACCAGCATTGTTATGTACCCAAATAACATGAAGGCAGAAATCAAGAAGTTGGAATATTTCCGACCTGATGGTTCTGCTGATTTGAAAGTATTGGAAGAAGCCTTGCGGGATGCAGGGCTGTCCAAGCAGATGTCGGTTGCCGCCGCATCTGTGTTTAAGACGGTGATTGAACAGCGTGATGCTGTTGAATTGCCTCTTGAAACTGCGCCAATTCAGAGTGATTCTGATGCGGAGGCAACCGAAGCGGAAATTCTCGCGGCTCTTGAGCAACGTGAACTTCTTAAACTCCTTGACAAACGACTTAAAGGTTAATCATGTCTAAAGAAATCATTGAAAAACTGGATGCCATCGAAGCTAAACAAGCCGAAGGCATCTCGGCTGTTGAAGCCAAAATCCCCGCTGCTGTTGAAGCTGTTAAAGCTGAAATGGCTGAAATGGTGTCTGCTCTGGAAGCCAAAGTTGCTTCTATCAATATGCCTGAGTTCATCCGCACACCCGCTAAGACTGTTCGCCAAGATGTGAACCGTTCTGTGCGTGAGCAACTGGCTACTTTCTACAAAGGCAATAACCGCCTTGAGAAAGAACTGCAAATCTTTGCAGACGAAAGCCAAATGGATGCGTATCTGAAAGAAGCCTCTGCTTTGACCGCTGGCGGTGATGGCAAAGGTGGTCGTACTGGCTACGATCCAACTTTCACGGCTCTGCGTTTGCTGAACCCAATGCGCGGTGTTTCCCGCACTGTTGCAACTGATGGTTCTTCTTACCAGTTTCGTGTTCGCGTGGGCAACCCCGGTGAAGCATGGGGCTATGCGATCCAGAACAACGGCGCAGCTACTACTGAAGACACAAGCATCTGGCAATTGGTTCTGCAAGACTTGAACGTGCAGTTCCCAATCCGTACTGCTGCTTTGGACGACATTGATGGTTTGGAAGCAGTTGTTGTTGACGACATGCTAGCGTCATTCGCCCAGAGTGAGGCCCTTAGCATGATCCAGAATAATGATCAGGCTGCACAATCCGTGAGCAACCCTTACGGTGGTACAAACGGTTTGCGTGGTCTGGATCAGTACGCTGGTTCTAATGCTACCTATACTGGTGGTACATCGTCTACTGCTGCATTTGGCACTTCTGGCACTGGCTCTACAAGCGGTCTACACTCGCTGGCTACTTATGACCAGATCACTACCAACGCCAACACTGTGGGTGCTAACAACATCCAGTACAAAGACGTTATCAACTTGATCTACGCTTTGCCACAGCAGTATTGGACAAGCAACGCCAAGTTCATGGTTAGCCCTATCTTGGCTCAAGCAATCCGTGGTCTGCAAGACACTAATGGTCGCCCAATCTTCAACTCTACTGAGTCGTTGAACCCTGATGGCATCATTGGTCAAATGCTCGGCTTTGATGTTGTGATGAACAAGTATCTGGATACGCCATCGCAAACTACAACTGGCACTGCTGGCACTAACAGCCTGTACCCAATGTATTTTGCTGATTTCTCGCGTTTCCACACAATCGTAGACAGGTTGAACATGGTCATGCGCCGCTACGACCAGACGCTCCCCGGATTTATTACATTTTTCGGGGAAAAGAGACTTTGCACGAGCGTTCGTGATCCTAACGCTGGTGTGCGTTATCGCTCGACAGGTACAGCTACCTGATAAAACGGAGGGGGGTAAAACCCCCTCCTTTTTGTGCCAATAATTTAGGAACTGTTATGACCATTACCGAACGCATCCTGTCTGGAATTAAGCAAACATTGGAAACTGGCGATCAGGTCAAGATTGACTTGCGCGAGGCATCTGCTATCACTGGTTCAGGACTGAATGTCGGTGGTCGCACTCACTTTGACGAAGCGTTTGCCACATTGCGCTATGCAAACCCATTTCGCCAAGGCGCTCGGAACATTAAAGTTCCCGGTAATTCCGCTGTTCAGTTTGTTGCCAAAACTGGTAACGCTGCTGACAGCACAAACCCTTGGGGTTACACAGTTAGCCCTAATAGCGGTTCGCCAAACATTAACACAAGCATTTGGCAACTGCCCACTCGCGTTATCTCTGCTCAATTGCCTGTTCGCTCGGCTGTGTTGTCGGATGTGAATGGTTTGGATGCTACATTGGTTGAAGACCTGATGATGGAATTTGCCCAACTGGAAGGCGCATCGTGTGGCCTTAATAACGACCAAGCGGGTTCTACCACCACATCTACTGGTGCAACTGATGGTCTGCGTGGCCTGAATAGCTACCCCGGCGCTGCTGGCGCTACTGCTGCGTTTGGCTCTAGCGGTACAGCCATTACAAACGGCTTGCACACAATTAGCACCGTTGGATACACCACAGGTGAACTTGAGCATGAAACCTTGTCGGCTATGGCTGCCGCTTTTCCCGGTCAATACTGGAATTTGCCCGGTACGGCTTGGATGATGTCGCCCTCTGCCATTCAAGCATTGCGTGATTATGTTCACGGTGGAACAAACCAATCAAGTTACGCGTTTGTTGAAAACGGAGCTGATAACGCTGGCGCATTGACTCATGTGTTTGGTTTCCCTGTAATTGTGAATCCTTATTTGGACGCAATTGGAACTGTGGGCGCAAAGCCTGTTTACCTTGCTAACTGGCCTCGTTTTATGACGATTGCCGATGTGGAAGAAATGACTGTTCAAGCAATGGAACAGACAACTCCCGGTTTTGTGACGCTGTACGCTGAAAAGCGTATGGTTAGCACTGTTCGTGATGTGTTTGCTGGTGTTCGTGCAATCGAGACTTAATCATGAGTTTTGACAACTATCAATACGCTGCGCCTTTTGGGGCGCAAACACGCAATCCGTTTAACTATGTAAAGGTTGAACAGATTGGGCGCGATAGTTCCTCACTGTGGTTGACGCTTGACGAAATGACCAACCAACTGAACTTGTTTGACGATACAAGTCAGGACACATACATCACAGCACTTGGTGTTGCCACCAGACAAGCGATTGAGGATTACTTGGGGATGTCTATTCTTCCAGTAACTTATCGCGTTTGGTACGGCACTGAAAGCCTTGTAGCGTCACCAATTTGTTTTGATTTGCCTGAAGTTAGCCAGAACACAACACCAAGTCAGCCGGGAGTTACGATTAACTCTGTTGGCTTTTGGAATGATGCTTTCCCGCCTGTGTTTCAGACAATCACAAACACCAACTACTACTACGATGCTTCTGGCAACAAAGTAGTTGTGAACAACTTGCCTACCAATGTCAATTCGGTAATGACTGCTCCAATCATTGTTGAATATTCAACTGTGGCAAATCCTTTGGCGGCTTATCCTGTAATCAAACAAGCTGGTTTGTTGTTGCTTACGCACTTGTATAACAATCGTGCCAACAGCACAGAAGTGCAACTCAAAGACATTCCGTTTGGTGTCACTACCTTGTTGCGACCTTACAAACCATTGGTGATGTAAATGTCTATTGCTCGTTTTGAGAATATCAAAATCAACAATCTGACTTTTGGTGGGTCGGATTTTGGTGAGCAATCTACAACGCAAGCATTGTGGTTTGAGACACGGGCAAGAATTGCTGATGTTTCAAACAGCGTAAAAATTGCTGATAGGTATCGGTTGTATCAGGACATGGTAAACATGACCTTGAATTACACGCGAAACATGAAAACAATTGTCAATAACCAGCATTTGTATTCAATCACTTATCGCAATCAAGATTGGCGAATTGACAATGTGCGTGAATCCAATGACCGCATGACTGTTACTTTCATGTGCTATCGCTCTGATCCAGTTACGGCGGTGTAATGGCAACTCAACTCAATCCTGTCGTTTACGGCAAAGCTATTCAGTACCAACTGGCTAACATCGTCACGCCTGTGCCTGTGTATGCGGCTTTTAACCGTAACTTTGCAACGCAACCCAAGTTCATTACTTGGATGTTGCGTAATGTGCATCAACCTGTATATACGGGCCAGCAGCAAAGCAACAAAGGCATTGACAGACCTGTTTTTCAGATTTCTATTTTCACTCAACAGATTGAAGATGGATTTACAATCTCAAATCAGATTCTGCAATCATTGCATGGATACAGTGGATTGTTGGGTAGTCCGACAGATGGCTTTTACATTTCAAAAGCAGATGTCATGTGGCTATACAACAGTTATGACAACGAAGAAAAATTGGCGCAAATCTTCTTGGATTGCACCATTGACATTCCAGCTTAATACAAGACAATTGTTCAACCTTTAAAGGATATTCAAATGGCCTTACCAAACAAAGTCTTGCCCGGTTTTAGCGCAGTTCTTTACGCGCAACCAACTTCTACGCCTACTCCTTTGACTACTGCACAGTTGTCCTTGGTCGCCAGCGTTGCCCCTCTTGCCGTTAGTGGCAACATCATTCCTGTCGAGGCAATTCCAGCTTTCGGTCAAGACGATGCTGTCGCTAGTTTCGGTGTTGCTGGATCGCGTCAATCTGACAAGATTCCTGTGCAAGCTGCTCCTACCAGCATGACCATCACTGCTGCGTGGAACCCTGCCGACACTAACTTGTTGCTGATGCGAGCAGATGCCTATTCTGGCGTGATTGACCGCACTTTCGTGATTTCGGCTACTGATGGCACAAACATTGTGTATTACGCCTTTAACGGGCGTGTGGGCCAGTTCCAAGTTGATTCTGCTCCCGGTGCTGAAGCCAAGTCTACATTTACGATTCATCCTCGTGGCAACCAATATGGTTGGTCTAACAACGCTTAAGGAGTTGACATGGCTATCCCTGCAAAAGTTCTTCCCGGTTTTAGTGCATCGCTTTGGATGCAATCGGCTGCGACTCCAACTCCTTTGACAACGGCTAACTTGTCGGTTTGGTCTGGTCAAGTAACCACTATCGTGGGTACTGTGGCAAACGGTACTGGCGCTGCTGGTGTTGCTGTTCCTGTTGAAGCTATCCCTGCATTTGGTCAAGATGATGCCGTGGCAAGTTTCGGTGTGGCTGGTTCTCGTCAAAGCGACAAGATTCCTGTTCAGGCCGCACCCACAAGCATGACAATCACTGCTGCTTGGAACCCTGCTGACACAGCGTTGCTTCAGATTCGTTCTGACGCTTACTCTGGTGTTGTTGACCGCACTTTTGTGGTTGCGGCAGTAGAAGGTACAAACACAGTTGCTTATGCTTTCAATGGTCGCGTTGGTCAATTCCAAGTTGACTCTGCACCGGGCGCAGAAGCTAAATGTACATTCACTATTCATCCACGGGGCAACCAGTACGGCTGGTCGAACAACTGATGAAAATTTCTGACGCAATTGAAGCGATTGTGACCAGCTACGGCGACATTGAAGTTGTTGCCCGTAGCTTGGCAGTTGACGCTGGTGAACTTGCAAAAGCCACCGCACAACCTGACACAGCAGAAGCTATTGCTTTGGCTTTGCTGAAGAAATACAACATGACTGCTCCCGTGGTGGTTATTGAAGAAGTAGCACCCGTAGAAGAAATTGCACCAGACACAACAGAGTAAGAACACATGATAGTAAAAGACAGCAATGACCTTCTCAACTTCCTTGTAGCCCAATCCGATTCTTCAAAGAATTGGTTTGGGTTTCAACAGCAACGTATCACTGCGATTGCTTTGGCGCATGACATTGCAAGGTATCACGCTGATAAAATGACTCCAGATGAAGTGGTGGATTACGCTATTCATTTGAACGAATCAATCTATCACAAGATCATCAAATCAAAATAACTACCTGAAAGTTTGACATGGGTGTCTCAATCAAACTTGAAGGTATTGGCGATGTAGACAAGGCGCTTAAAGCCTTGGAAGAAGAATTTGGCGACAAGATGGCGCGAAGCAAGGTGCTAATCCCTGCTGTTCGTGAAGCACTTAAACCTGTGCTTGCTGAAGCAAAAGCCAACGCACCAAAAGACACTGGCGATTTGATGAAATCGTTAGTTATTGAAGCGCGGCGACCAACACGGCGCGACAAGCGTAGCAAATACGTTACACAGACAGACACTGTGATTGCCGCAGTCACAACAGCATCTGGTAAAAAACTTGCAAAAATGGGCATTAAAAGCGATGCTCGTGCTATTGCTCAAGAATTCGGCACAGCCAGCACACCCGCACAGCCTTATTTGCGTACTGCGCTAGAATCAAACGCTCAAACAACCGTCAACAGTTTGGCAAGCATTCTTGCGCGGCGCATTGAGGGATTCAAAACCAAATACAGTAAAGGATAAAAGATGAGCAGATTATCAGCAACGCTTGGTGAAAAGTACCAAAGCAAACGGGCGGCAATTTTTACAAGGACTTTTGAACTTGGTGGTCACACATTTAAAGTTCATATCCCGGCAGTTGCAGAGGCAGACGCTATTTATCAAAAGGTAATGAATCCACCTTCTGATGTGATTGATGCGTTGTATGCCAAGATGGTTGAACCGTTGTTGACATTCAAAGACAGCGCAAGCCCAGAAGATAAAGTTGAATATCTGGATGATGACGTTGTTGTCAAAGGTCGGTCAATGCGCGAAGCCGCAAAAAACAAAGCCATGACCGAGGCAAAGATTACCGAGTACATCAAATTGTTGGTTCCTGAAAATCCAGAGAACACAATGGATGATATTACTTACGCAGATGTTGAAGCGGAATTTCCATTGCCGATTCAATTGTCTTTGATTGAA